CTTTCAAGCTGTTGACACATAGCTATAATTTTATCTAATTCATCATTTAATGAAGATATTTGAAAAGCACCTGAAGTAGGAAAGTCTGTAGATCTAGCTATTGCTAAATCTCTATAAATTGTAATCTTATCATTAAGAGCAGCACCCCCTCCTAATGTAATTGATCCACCACCAGAAACACCTGCTCCAGTTACCGAATATTGTGAAGCTGATGATGGTGAAGCATTGTATGATAACAATGAAGTACCATTGTAAACTTTAATATCGTTTACTGTAAAAAATTCGAAAGGAACAGAAAAACTTGTCTGTCCATTTGTTGCTGTATATTGAACTCGAGGTTCTGTATCAGAAATAGTAATAGCCATTATTTAAATCTTAATCCTTTTTGTATGTCGTCAAACAACCAGTCCAGATACCATATATTCTGAAGTGGGATCAATCTACGCACATTCTTTGCTGTGTGGTGATTATATTTGTTACCATAGACATCAAATAAAATGTCAGCAATATTGTAAAGCTGTCCTCCAGTAGCTCCAAAAGCTGTTCCCATTTTCCATCTCATAGATGATCCGTATGGTTTAGCTTCTCCTAACATAGGAGAAATTCCAATTCTATTATCACTTAAAGTTTCAAGAGCTTTGTTTACATCTGTATATATTCCACCTAATCCAGATCTATCAAAACCATTAAGTAATTTTTGTGTTAATGATAATTTTGAATAATCTCTATTAAATCTAGTTTTGTGATAAATAGCATCTATTACCATACCAGATCCTAATAAAAGCATTGCACCAAATAAAAAATCTGCATCTCTTTCTTGCATACCTCTCATTAACATTCTTTGTTGTGCACCCATTGCAAATTTTTTAAATTGAGCCAAAACAGAACCTAATTCGTAACTCATCCATTTAGGAGTATCTCCTAATCCAGGAGTTACAATTGTAATATTAATATCTTTATTCATTGCTTCTCTAAAAGCTCGTCTTGCTGCATCATCTGTCCAAGCAGCAGTATTAGCCATAAAGTTATATTTTGTTTTTGTGCCATGTTCATTAAATTGTGTAGCTATTCTTTTAGCCATTGCTTCATCAATACCTGAAGTTGCTAATGCTGTTTTCCATTTATCACTTAATGTTCCTTTACCCCATTTAATTGAATCTTCAATAATTCTAGAACCTATAGTTACTCCAGATAATGCTTTTGCAAATTCTGTCCATCTAGACATCATGTTTACATACATAAAGTTTAAATGAGCTAATTGTCCCATTCCTCGTTCTATTTTATTTGCAACACCAAACATATCTCCTATATCACCCATAAGCATTGCTCTTTGTCCTGTAATTAAATCCCACGCTTCTCCTGCAGCTCTAGCTTCTGCTTTTCCTAATTTAAATAAATTACCATCTGCAAGAAAATTACCAAGTAAATCAAATTGAGTTCTAAATCCTCTTTTGACTCCAGAAGTCATAACAATACGAGCTATATCAGGAGCTGCTGCCATAAATCCTGTAAGCATAGTTAATGTATTATAATGTTTCATTGTTCTCATTGCAGTAGAATACCAAGCATGAGGATTAGAAGGTAATCCAAAAGTACCTCTTACTAATTCTATTGCTGCTTCTAAATCTGCTAAAACTTGATCTCGTTCTTTAATAAGTTTAATTCTTTCTTTACCCTTTTTACCAACTAGTTTTACCATGTATTCATTAGCAACAGATAATAAACCTGGATCTGTCATAGATTCAGCTTCAGATATATATTTATATCCTTTACCATTTGGATCACCAAATTTTCTAGTAAGAAGAATATCTGGTATCATTTGTCTAGAATATGATTTACCAAGAGCAAATATATCTCCCATAATAAAACCTTGCTCAATCATTTCTATTTGAGCTTTAGCATCTAAATTTAATGTTCTAGCTCTTAATGATCTAGCATATCTATCTTTATTAAAGATAAATCTTTTATGTGCTAAAAATTCATCTAAACCTTTAATACCACCTTTTCCATATGCTTCCCATTCTTCAAGCCATTGTTTCCAAGGTGTTTTTTCAAATCTTTGAAAAGGAAAATAATTAGATAAATCTTCAACTAAATCATCCAATGCTTTTCTATTCATTGTGATGCCTAATCTTTTATTGTTATCAATTATAATTTGTCTAAATGCTGCTTTGTTAGCATCAATATTATTTTTAAGATAAATTCTATTTATATAATTATCTACTTTAGAACCTGATTTAATTCTGTCATGTAATTTTTTTAATTCATCTATATTAGATTGAATTTCATTAATAGTATATTGTACTTTACTTTTTGTAGAAGGTTCATAGAAATCAACTATCTTCTCTTTTTTTAATTTCATTTTTTTTAATGTTTCTTCCCATAAAGCTAATTCTTTTAATACAGGCATTTCTCTAATACCTAATTCATCTATTTCTTTCCAAAGTTTGTCATAAACTTTATCACCATAAATACGAGCTGATTCATAAACTTCAGGTACATCATGTTTTTTTAATATTCTTGCTTTTGCTACTTCTTGAGAAAATTCACTTAAAGTTAAATAATTAGGAGTTAATTTATTATGTAAATGTAAACCTATATTTGATTTAGGTTTTGCATTTTCACCTTGCACTCTACCTACATATTCTAAATATTTATTTTTAACTGCCATATGAGCTTCAAGCTCATCTACTTTCATAATTTTCATTTTAGTTTCTATAGAACCATTACTAGCAGTCCAGTTTTGTGCTCTAGTATTTTTAATTTTTAATAAAGGAGTATCTAAAATATCTCCTATCATTTTCCTAGCAGTAAGAGATGATGACTTAACTACTCTAAATACAGGAGTCCATGGCCCATCTTCACCAAACCATTTTAAATGAGTTTTAATAAATTCTTCTCCTTCCATTCTTTTTTTAGGAGTGTTAGCTATATTATTACTTTTAATACCTTGTGAACCTACACTGCTTGGAGGAGAATCTATTTTATTAGCATCAACTAATATTCCATCTTCATATATTTTAGTTTGACCTGTTTCATCTAATTTAGTCGTTATTTTAGGAACAGCAGTTTTATTATATGTTTTATCTAAATCAACAGCATCATCTATTACTTTAGCTGGAATATCACTTGAAAATTTATTTAAAGCCATTGGTATTACATAACCACCTGCTGCTATCCAAGGAACAATATCATCTGCTCTATAAGGATCTATATTTTGCTTTATTAATTCTTCTGTTGTTAACATTGAACCAAATGCAAGAGATTTTCTTGCTGCTTTAGCTTTCCAAGCTACATAAGTAGAAGGATCTGTAACAGCTCCTACAAATCTACCAAGCATATACCAAGGTGATTCTTTTTGAATTGTTGCATTATATCTCATTTCATCTAATAACCATTTAGTTTCTCCAGCACTTTTGCTAAACATAAATTGATCAATTATAGAATCCATACCTTTTAATTGAGGATCTTCTTTAAAATTGTAATTTGGATCATCAACAAAATTTTTTTTTTCTATTATTTCGTCATATAGACTTTCTACACCCATAAAAATAAGATTTTCATCCATAATACCATCCCATGTATCTCTAATAGGTTGAAATTTTCCATAACCTTTTAGAGCTTCTTGAGCTCTTAATTCCTGGGTTTCCCAGTCCATAGGTTTTTGTTGAGTGTAATAAGTTCCCATTAATTATATCTTAATAATTTACCTGAAAAATGATTAATACCATTTTTGTAACCTTCTTGAATATACATATCTAAAATTAAACTACCTTGAGGATAATATTTATCAAATTCTTTGCCACCCATTTCATGTCTAATCATAAATTTAATTATGCCATGCATTTGATCTTCGTCTTGAAAATTAACAGCTTCTGTTACATCAAAACCTGAATCTATTGCTGCTTTAATGTAAGCATCACTATCTTCTGCATAAGCAGATAATATTTGTTCTAAACTTGGAGTATCTCCATATTTTTTAACTAATTTATTATCAACAATAGTTGACATATTAATCATAGTTATAACACCTGCTCTAATACTATCAGCAGGATGAGCAAAGACTGCAGCTTCATTACCTTCGTTTTTAAGATCTAAAGCACCATTCCATCCACCTTTAATCTTTTTAACTGCCATATAATTGTTAGTTCTAAATGTTAATGGTAATGATTTGTCTTGCCAATTATTATGAATAAATTGCATAAATTGAGTACCTTCTCTATAATTTCTTACAGGCATTTGATGTGGAGCAAATAAACCTTCTGCCATTTTAGAATTAGTTGGTATTTCATTATTAAGATTTACTTTTTGTGAATAATTTAATGCTTCATATTCTTTAATGGTTTGTAATTCAATTTTCTTTTTAGCTTCGCTTAGATCTGGAAGATCGGAAACTAAATTAAATAACATTTTAAATGGTTTCCATTCATTAGGAATATCATCAGCAAAAGGCCAATCTACCATCCATGACCAATCTGCCATTTTAATTCCTATTTTTTCAGAACCATGTGCTGCTTTTTTAATTATTGTTTCAAAAGAATTATCATTAGGAGAATGTGGCCCTAACCAATTATGAATAAATCCATGTCTATCTTGAGCTAACCATTCTACTAATTGTCCTACATTAGCAGGAGCGTCTTTATTAATTTCTTGATCAAAACCATCAGGAGTCCATACAGCATTAGCAGGTGTTACTTTAATTATTTTACCACTAGGATTTATAATAGATACTTTATAACCTACCTTACCATTAACTAATTGATTAGTAGGTTGATAAATAATATTACTATCTGTGTCCATTATTACATTAGTAATTTCTTTTAATGTCCATTCAGATGCATTATCTTTATAACCTAATATACCTACTCTTTGATCTTTAGGTATTGATTCATACCATGCTTCTACATGAGATATAGCATCTGCATTAAGAACAGTTCCACTAATACCATATTCTCTTTCAATACCATTTTTAATTAAATGATATTTATTATCTCCTGCTTTTGTATATTTACTTGGCCCCCATCCTCCAGCTAACATTTGATCTAATGATTTATATACTGCAGTTGTAATAATACCATTGTCTTTTGGAAACATATTAAATGTATTATTAGGAGCATTTATTTTAATATTTTCTATAACTTTTTGTGTAAACTCATCTAGCAATTGTGGATTATCTTCAAATAATTCTGCAGGACTATGTGCCCAAAATGTCCATCCAGGATATAATAGATCTGAATATTTATTACTTACTCCTATATCAAATCCAGTACTCCATGATTTATCTCTAGATACACTTTCTCTCCAAGGAAAAAATATATCATCTATTATATTAGGATTACCGTCTAATGCTTCATTAATTTCAAATTGAAGTTTATCCATATTTTCTAATGCAATATTATCTACATATTCAGATATTTTTTTAATATCTTTATTCTGCCATCTATTAGCAGCAGTTATTAAATCCATATCTGTTGCATAATCAGAATTTGCTACATGTACTAAAAAAGGATCTGCTTCTAAAGTTCCAACAACAAAATCATTTTTAATATCTCTATATAAATCTAATTTTTCTTTAAAATTAATCATAACACCTTCGTCTTCTAAATTTCCTGTTTCTGCACTTATAAAAGATTGCCAATGTTTAGGAACAAGACCTTGTGCTTTATAGATTGCTTTCATTTTACCATAATTAGCATCAGTTACTTTTAATATTTCTCTAGGATTAAATACGCCTTCAGAATACAAAATCATATCTAGCATTTGATATTTTTCTTCTTTATCTAAACCAGTAACAAATTCAAATCTTTTTGCTTGGTCTGCTTTATCAGCAAGTTTAGTTACTGTTGCAAAATGTTTCATTAATTTCTTTTTATCTGTATTAGATGCTGAAGGTGCAAATGTTTCTAAATGTAAAGCTAGATTTCTATTTTTACCATTCATAAAATTCATAAAATGAAAAGATCCACCAGGTTCAATTGCTGCATCATAAGAAAAACTATTTTTAGATGAATTTAAATCAGCTATTTTTTTACCACGAATATTATTGTATTTACCAAATACACTTTCATAAATTTTATCTCTAACATCTTGTTCAGCAATATATTTGTTATATTCGGTCATAATAGCATTATCACTTTCTGCCATAGGATAAACATCTTCTCCAGTTAACCAAGTTTGTAAATAATTAAGAGCTTCATCTTCACTATCAAAAGATTGCATTATTGCTAATAATCTATCTTCTGCAAAATTATTTATTCCTTCATAAAATAATTTGTTATGAGTTGATTGAGTTATAACAAAACCATCAACTAAATTTTGACTAGCATGACTATTATTGTTTAATAAAGGTATAGAATTGTTTACTGATTCTGCGTTAATTTTATTAATTTTTGTTTGCCAATCATCTGTTCCATTGTCATATATATTAGAAAATGCATCATTAATTTGTCCAGAAGTATAATCAAAGTTTTTTACATTACCTGCTGCAGCTTTATCATTTTTTAAATTAATATAATCATTTGATGCTTTAGTAATAGCATTAGCTTTTTTATGAGCTAATATAGATACAGCTGTTTGTTTGTATGCAAGAGGTACTTGAGCTAATATAGAATCACTATATGCATTAACTACTTCTGACATATTATTAGGATTGCCTTTATTTTCTTCGGCAAATCTTCTAAAGTCATTTTCAGTAGTATCTACAAAATTATTATACCAATCAGCTTGATCAATCATTATAGCATTTTTTTCTAATGCTTCTAAAGATGATTCCATACCATCTGCAATAACACCTAGTTTGCTTTTTGTTTTTATACTATGAACAGGATTTTTATTTAATTCTAAAGCAATTTTCTTTTTACCTGAATCTAATGCCATTATTGATACACTCCACAAAAAAAAATTATTATTAAACTATTGCCAAACATCTGGATTCCTTCCATAACCAGTTTTTCCATAACCAGTATATCTTCTATTTTTATTAGGTTTTTTATATCTATCTACTTTAGCTTTTGTTTCAACGCCTGTATTTACAATAGATACCCAACCACCAAATTGATCTGTTTTTCTTTGAGAATAAGCTGCTTGTGCTGATAGCGAATAATCACTAACTTGAGCACCAACATTTAATCTAATAGTAGTTATATCTTTCTGTGCTTTTTTATCTACTTCTTTTTGAATATTTAAAAAAGACTTACTATCATCAGTAATACTTGAACCAGCTAATACAGCTAAATTATTTTTTTTAGTTTCTTCAGCTTCTGCTAATCTATCATTTTCTTTAGTTAAACCATCAAGGTTAGCTGCTTTAATTTTTAATTCATATTGTTCTTGTTCTATTTTACTTTGAACTTTAGATTCTTGAATATCTCTATATGTTCCACCTATTTGGATAGCACTAGATATAACCATCATTGTTACTGGATCAGCACTCATGCAAACACTACCTCCACATTCATTCCCAAAATTTTAATTGGTAAAGGATCATCTTGAGAAATAGTTATTGTTGGACTTTTATCATAACCTAAAAAATAAAATTCTTTTTTAGATGTTACAGGAACTAGGTCAGAACCACCTTGGAAATTAACTTGTTGAATAACTAGAGCTTTAGAGGTGCTATCCGCAGCTTTAATATTCATATCTAGAGTAGAGTTAAGATCCACGATGGCTCTTGAGATTCTTCTTGGAAGACCTGTTAATGGGCCTTCAGGTAATTCTTTATCAATTGGCATTGTTTCTACTTCAGTATTATAATTAAATCCTATTTTTAAACCAGTAGCTTTTGGTGCATTAACTAATGTTATTGTATCAGAACCTGATACTGTAAATGCTCCAACAGAACTATTACCATCAATAACATTAACAGATTCATTTGTATATATACCATTTACAGTATGTAAATATCCTTTTGTAAAAGTAACTACTGCATTATCAGCAGGTGTTGCTGCTAAAGTTTTATCAAGTGTTAAAGAAAATTCTCCACTACCATTATTAACTAATGATTGAATAGTATATTCTGTTGCGTTACCAGCTATTGTAAATGATTCATTTACTTTAGGATTTGAAGTTAATCCATCAATTACTACTACTGTTCCTGATTGACCTGCTCCATCAACAAGAGGTGTTCCTCTTTGATTTAAAGTTGAAGTTGTTTGGCAATCTAATGTAGTGCTATCATCATCTGCAAATTTTTCTAATGTATATACTGTTGAACCATTTAAAGATCTTTTACCTATTACTATTAAATTATCATTTATAGCTGATACCGATTGGAATGTATCATTATCTCTTGTATACCATTGAGTCCATCCTGCAATTTTTTCATCTCTTACAGAATGAAATACAGAAAGTTTACCTGCGTGTGTAGAACCATTATTTAAGAAAAAAGCATATTGTTCTGGTCTAGTTGCATTACCTTTCATAACTGCTATTTCTTTTGGGCTATCAATTAAATGTTGAGCAAGTATAGATACTGTTGTAGATTTATAACCATCTTCAATATCTGAATAAATAAATTCTCTTATAGCTTTACCATTTTTTTGAACAAAACCTGTTGCTTGGTCAAACATCTGAGGAGCTGTTCTAGATATACCATATGGTGTTTGTCTTTTAACAGCAATATTTGCTGGTGTTATAGTATTATCATTTGCTCTTGGAATATAATATTCTCCTCCGTCTGTAAAAACTTGTAAGTCTTTACCACTAATAATATGTCTTACTTCATTGACTTGATCTCCAGATATATCTATATCAATAGCATCTGATGCTCCTCCGACATCTACATCAAAATTTGTATATTCAGAAATTTTAGATGCTTGTATAGATGCAGGTCTAGAAAACAAACCTCCAAACCATAATCTATTATTATGGAAAGTAACAGCTTGAGGATAACCTCTTAAATCTGACATAGCTTGTTCATCCCAATCTGCTGTTGCAGTTGTATTAGTTAATGTTTCATTTACTGTAGCTGTAACAGTTGTTGGATTTGTATAAGCTGTAATAGTCATTGTTTTTGCATTTTTTCTAATTCTTAATCCAACCCAAGAGTTAGAAAAAGTATTTGCACTAGCTGTTACTGTTACTGAACCAGAAGTACCACTAGTAGATATAGTTGTACTAGATACTTCGTATTTATAATATGGTTCATATATAGGAAAACCAGAAGAATGAGTATCAAAACTAAATGTACTAATTGTAAATGAAGTTGCTGATTCTCTAAATATTTTTCTTATTGCATTATTTCTATGAGTTACATAAATAGTATCTCCAAATTGAGCAAAGTTTAATTCAAATAATTGAGATGTTGTCCAATTAGCATTTGTTGTATAGTTTGAAGTAAGAGCTGTACCACTTGTATTATATACATCCATTCTATTGTTAGATAATACAATAATAGCTACTTCATCATCAGAAAATATAAATGGAATAATTCTAGATTCGGCAGGAAGTGTTGCTAAATAACTTGTTCCTGGTCTTCTCATAATTCCACCTTCTGCTAATAAAGCAAAATTTTTACAGCTTTTAGCTCCTGAAAAATAAGATGGAACATCTGTTCTTTGTGCTAATAATGGATTTAATTCACCTGAAGAAAAGTTAGTTATTACGGTTTTTAATGTTCTCGCCATTACGCATCCGTTCTTGTAGATCTTCTAAGATTTATATATCTATTTGTATCTAATACTTTTGATGTAGTTTCAGTAGAATCAATATTTTTAGCAATAAGGAATTGTCTTTCAGATAATTCTTTAAATTGTCTAATCATAGCTGAATCTCTTGCAACAGAACCTGCAAAGATTGATGCTAATTCATATTCTAAAGCTAATACAAAATGAGGAGGAAAATATGATTCATCTACTCTATAGATATAATCCATGATTAATTCTTGAGATGAACCATATCCATTTACATAAATATAATCTTGATATCTAGCATATGGAATTACATAATCATTAACTGTAATTGTATTAATTTGTAAGACTTCTGGTGAAGTAGGAACTTGATATGCATAATCAAATCTTCCTGCTGGTGTATTTGTTAATAATGAAATTTGTTTTTGAGTTGTAGCAAATCTCCACTTATGTCTAGTAAGAGCTGCTCTAGTTATGTCTTCATATACATAATTTTAAAAAAAAAAACAACCTAGGGGGATTGCTCCCCCTAAGTTTTAATGCATTAAGCTAATAATACTGTATTTAGGTTTGATCCACCATCGTTTACAGATACCATTAAGATATCTACAACTCCGTTTGAACCACCACTATTTACAAAAATTATATCACCAGCTTTTAACTCTGCATGAGATAAGATGAAGTAATCATCATTATCTATGTCGCCGATCGCATCTCCGTCAGTGTAATACCAAAGAGAATTTGATCCGCCCATCTGTGAAATTTTCTTCACAGGATTGTCTAATGAATAAGCCATGTTATATTTCTCCTATGTTATTATTCTGCACAAAGTTGGACTCTAGCAGCGTCACCATCAATTTCTACTGCACCTAAAGATAACATAGATGTTATTAGGTGAGATACTTTCTCAGGTATGTAGTTAACTTCAGTTCTTACATCTGATCCAATTCCAGCACCAACTGCTGATTTATGGAAACATAATGTTTTTCTGTCCGAAGATGGTTTTGATAAACCAGAGTGTACGAAGAATAAGAATCCCATCCATCTCTTAGCAGTAATACCGCCAGGGAAAGGAAGGTCATTCGGTCCTACATACTCTACTCTAGAGAATTGATCTATTGATAATAGATCTGACCATTGTTTCGGCCCAACTACCCAGTATCTCTGACCATCGTCAGGAACATCATTTCCATTGAAAATTTCCATCATGTTCTTTGCTTTGATCAAAGACATACCTGTAGCAGAACTGTTTACATTGTTTGCGATAGATGTTGCACCATCAAGTACATCGATAAGAACTTGGTCAGTTTTTCTACCAAGTGCATACGCTGCAGATTGAGCCACAACTTGTCTTTCGTCAATGTTTACCTTTAACTCGTCTAGTTTGTCGACATAGTCAGCTGCATAGTAATCAGTTAAAGTAGCAGACACATTGCTGTGAGCTAGATCCATTGCTACTACTTCAGCATGTCTTGCTTTAGTGTTAGCAGAACCTTTAGCTACTTTCTGAAACTTAACAGTTGAACCATTGACACCAGTTACTGTTCTAACCAAATTTTTCAATTTGCTTCCCATTCTTTGGTAAGCCATATGAACTTCAGCTTCGAACTGAGTAATAAAGGCATTGTTTATTGAACTTGCCATTGTTATGTCCTTTGTTGTTAAGTGTTAGTGTTTACCGATTATCTTTTGATGCAGAGGATTGTTATCCAATTAAGGGCAATCATTGAACATTTCAAAGGTCTTGGAATAGGAATATTATATATATGCGTGTATTAACAACGCACAATTATATCCATTGTTTAGGAATAGTTATAACTTCTCCAAATTCTATATCACCTTTTTCATCGTAGGAATAGGTGCCAAACAATGTAATATATGCGTCTGTATCTTTAAATACCCAGAACTCTCCTGTAACACATTTAGCTGGTTCAGCAGCATCTACTTGTGCTGCTGATAACCAACCTGTTTGCGATACACAGTCAAGCCATTTAATAGGTTTTTTAAGTTTTTTGTAATTAAACTTAACCTTGCTTTTGCCCTTTGTATGCTTTTTCATATAGCTCCGTTACTCGTCTAACATACGCAGGATCTCGTCTTGCACTATCCCAATAACGAGGATCATTAAGCATTGATTTTAAATCATCCGCATTTGCAGAAACATCTATTTGAGTTTGTGCAGTAGGAATATTACTATCTTTAGTTAGATTCATAATTTCCTCAATAGCTTTAACTCCTTCAGCAGTACTAGCCATATTAGCTATAGCATTGTAACCATCAGGACTTAAATGTTTTTTACTCCACATAGAAGCTGCTTCTACTCTTTCCTTACCATTATCTCCAAGTTTTTGTCTTTCAAGATCTGGATTAGGAAGATTAGCTACAGCATTATCAACAAATGCTTTAACACCAGAATCATATTGTTCTTGTGAAAGACCTGCATCTTTAGCAGTTTTATTCCACCATTGAACAATAGGCATATCATCTGCTATTTTAACAGAAGTATTTTCACCTAATTCTGGAACATTAAGTTTGTATGATTCAGGAACATTCTTTAGTTTTTCAGCTTCAAGATCTGCTCTGATTTGTTTAGTTAGATCCTCGGTTCTTGAACCTAATTTAGATTCAAGTGAGTTATAAGAAGTAGACATATTTTCTATATTTACTTCTTTTTTTTCAGCATCCCAAAACTTGTCCTGAACATAATCAGGTTTAGTTATCTCAGAAGTTTTTTCTGTGACGATTGGTGCTGAACTAGCATTATCATCTGCCATCATTTTCTCCTTTGTTTATGCGTGTAGTTATAATTCCAACTAGAAACCGCATACCTTCTAGATGAAATAATCTGTTGCTATCAATATTTGGCCCAGCAACAGCTTCAAGTGTTATTGATTTCAAATAGTCTAAAACTTTTTTACCTTCTTCTCCTTTAAAGACATTGGCAAAATGTTTATTAAGAACTTTATCTTCTTCAGGTGTTCTTACATAACCATCTATACTATTTGCTATTTTGGGCTTTTCTTTCTTTAACTTATCCCAAGTCATTTTAACCTCCTTCTGGAGTTTCACCTCCTTGTGGGATTTGGCTTAGCTGCTGTAATTGTTGAGCTAATGCCTGTTGCTCTTGTTCACTTCTAATTAACTTCTCAGGCAGATTCATTTTTTCAGCTAAATATTTTGCAGTATTATTTTGGTTCACAATTAAATTAATCATTTGTGGTCCAAAAGTAGATGCAATTATTTCGTTGAATCTAGTTACATCTGCTACATCTTGTAGATGTTGAGCTTGTGCTAGAGGAGAACGAGGAGCTATTTGAACTTCCCTACCGTTTACTTTAGGGATTTCTATTCTACCCTGTTTGGATAAAATTCTAATAATTCTTTGTAATAATGGATTTATTAATTCAGATTGAAGTCTACCAAAAGAGGAACCTATTTGTCTTGATAGATCTGCCATTCTTTCAGAAACTTCGGTAGCAGTCATAGGTGTTCCTTCTGGTTTACCTAGAGCTTCCATATATAATGCTTTTTTAATATTAGCTCTCATATCATTTAAAACCAATTGGGCAACATCAAAGTTAGATGCTGCCTGAATTGGCAAGAGGCCTTTAGAACCTGGAGCTACAGGTATTAAGGAACCTGGAACGAGTGATATGTTATCAGGATTGATAACTCCATCATCTTCATAAGTATATACACCAGATACGGACATCTGTGCATTTTGTAAAATTAATTCTATAGTTAAGTTGCAAGTTTTAATAGCACCCATTGCATTAAATACTGGCCCTCTACCATAAACTTCTCCAGATGCTTTGTTCCATCTAAATACTAAATAAGGATTAGAACCTGAACCTGTATATGTTTCTTCTAATAAAACATGTTTTGGATTTTCCATAACAACACACATTTTATATTTTTCAACATTCTTTTCGTATTGTTTGTAAATAGCTTCTATTAATTTAACTTGTTTCTTTTGTTTTAATGGATCAAAATTTTCAGGTAATATTGCTTT